ATGACTTGGGTCTTAGTTGTAATAGCTCTGGTTTTAACTTACATTAGCTTAAAGGTTGGTTTAATACTATTTAGGTTAGCTGCTTCTGCTGCTTGGTTAGCACTACTAGTATTCTATGTCTTTGGTGGTGTCTTTAACTTAGGAGATCCTTGGGATATAGTCATAGCTCTAGTCTTTCTTGCTATGACAGTTGCTCCTTTAACGTTACAGATGGTAACTGAAGTCAAGACTGAAAAGGATGGTGTAGGCTGGACTACCTGGAGGAGAAATCCTAGTAGTGAGACTTTATCTAGAAGTGCAGAGGTTAAGAACCAGCGTAGAGAGAAACTAAGAGCTATTAGGGGGCGGAGGAGACCTTAATGGTAAAGTATTTTACTTTGAACGACAAGAGGAAGTTCAGGGAGGCTAAGGATAAGTTAACTTCGCTTGATAGGGCAGTACTTAGTAGATGCAATGAGGATGGAGGTGTTAATGTAATAAGAGTACTAAAGGCAGGCAAACCTTTCGTTAACGATATGGGAAGGAAGCAGTTTGCTACAACTGGTGATATATTAGCTTCCGTGAGGAAGTTACAAAGATTAGGAATATTAATAGGGAGGTAAGCAATGGCAGAGAGATCCTTGATGGACTCAATAATGGCGTCTTCGTCCTCTGATGAGGCAAATGCTATCGAGATTTTGTTCGATACTAAGAACTATCAGAGATTGAAGATGATAAGTGAGATACCACCTCAGTTAATGTATGTGCTCACGATCTTGGGAGTACTGCAGAGGCGGTATAATTCTAAGGTACTTAAGTTGTTTGACGAGGAGTTCCTTACTAGACAGAAGAGTAGGGACAGACAGGGTCTCTTGGAGTTAGTTGAGGTCTTGCTTGGGGTAAGGAAGTTAGAAGGGTCTGAGGGGGATAGATAGTGTCAATTTATACGTTCGAAGGCGTAATGGGTTCCGGTAAGACCTTGACTGCAGTTGCACTTGCTTGTAGTGAGCATTACCAACACGGTACAAAGATTATCTCTAATGTTCACTTAAGTTTTCCTTACATTAAGTTTGACATGTCTTACTTTATGGAGCATTTACAGGATACTCAACTTAATAACTGTATTACACTCTTGGATGAGGCACATCAGTACATGGATGCTAGAAGGTCGGGGGGTAAGGGTAACATACTGTGGACTTACTATACTGTTCAAACTAGAAAGAGAGGTGTTGATCTTTATGCCTGCTTTCACCATATAGATGTTATGGATAAGAGGTTTAGGAGGCAGGTTGATGTTAGAGGTACCTGTGCATATGATAAGGAGGATCCTTGTACTAAGTGCAAGGGGGAAAGGATTATTGCTAAGGGGGGTATAGCTTGTCCTTCTTGTAGCAGGGAGGGAGGTCCACCTCAGAAGGATTGTCCATTCTGTGGAGGAACCGGCGAAGTATGTCCTAGGTGCCTTGGTTACGGAGTAACTGGTTGGGCAATAACTAGGTTCCTAGATCTAAGGTCAAGTAGAAGAAAAAGAATTAAAGTATTTGGTCCTGCGTTCTTTAGTTCGTATAATACAGAGGAACTTATCCCCTTCACAGGTAAGCAGATGAGGATTGCAGTTGAAGATTTATAATCTTACTAGAGAAGGAAAGAAGATCGTAAGGATACCTAGTCCTAGTAGGGAGGTAGTACTTGACCATCTCTACGAATTTAAGACAGCTACTAGAGATGAGCTACTTGCTATTGATAGTGATGCTAGAAATAAGCTTAGGACCTTTATTAGTAAAGGTTACGTGGAGGAAATAAATGGCTTTTGAAAGGTTCAGAAGTAAGCCAAGTATTGCGGACCTGGAAGATAAGAGGGATCGTCTTACTATTGAGGAAGAGTGCGTGACTAAGGAGGCTGAGATTGCCGAGAGGCAAGCTGTAGTTTCCGAGCTTAAGAAGCGTTACGGCTCTAGCTGGGCTAAGACACTTGGTATTTCTAAGCTTACAGACTTAACTACACTTAGGAGCTTTCTAAAGACTGCTAAGGAAGGAATAGAGAAGGAGTCTAGGACTAGTAGTGGTTATAGTCCAGGTAGGGGTATGGGAACGCCTGTAAGTAGAACAACTAGCTTTAAGGGGATAACAAGAGCGTGATTAAACTTAGGTATGCAACTCAGAAGGAGTTAGATTCCGAAGGAAGAGGACTAGCTGCTCAAGCTGTAGTTAATACTATAAGTGGTACTAAAGAAATAGTACTATTTCAGAAACCTACTGGTGTTACTTTATCTCACGAGATCTCTCACTTTAGGTTAGGTCATATGGATAATGTACCTAAGGAGTACTCAGAAAACGTTCGTGACTATATTAGTGAGGAGATTGAAGCTTGGGTTGATACTTATAAGAAGTTAGGTCGTCCTAGGCATCTTACTAATAGACTAAAAGGACTAATAAGCTTCGCTGTTAGAAGTGGAGGATTTAATAGTAGGCAAGCTTTCTACTTAGTCCAGAAGGAACTACAACAGGAGGGGGTTCCTAGAGCTTGGAGAGAAGACCTTAAAAAGATAGGGTCTGAGTTTGGTCTACATAGGTAGGAGTAGGTTAGAAGGAGAAGATTAAGATGTACTTAGATCCTGGTTCGTGGAGTATGGTAGTGCAAGTTATTGTAGGCTCTCTGGTAGCTATACCTGCTTTGATAGGTATCTACTGGAAGCACATTAAACTTTTCTTTACGAGGTATAAGAGTGGAAAGGGTAAGTAGTTCGTTCAGAGACTCAAGTGGTTATGTATTTGAGCTGGAAGGTACTATCTATCGTAGTATTAGTAATGGGTATAAGCCTATCTTAGCTCAACTAGTTGACTCCGGTCTGTGCAAAAGGTTAGTAGACGAGAAGCTTCTTCTACCTTTTGAGCAGGTAGATGAGAATACTATTAGGCCAATGCGTGTGCCCTTTATATCCTACCCCTATGAGTGGTCATTCAGTATGCTTAAGGACGCAGCTCTGCTTACTCTTGAGGTGCAGAGACTTGCTCTTGGGTATGATATGATACTAAAGGACGCTTCTGCTTACAATGTCCAGTTTGTAAATGGTAAGCCAATTCTTATTGACCACCTATCCTTCTATCCTTATGTAGAGGGGGAGCCTTGGGTAGCATATGGGCAGTTTTGTAAGCACTTCTTAGCTCCCCTTGCTCTTGCTTCCTACAAAGATATGAGTTTAGTAAAGTTACTACAAGCTGACGTGGATGGGTTGAAGTTGGGAGTAGTATCTAGGCTACTACCTTTTAAGGCAAGGTTTAACTTTGGTATACTAACTCATATTACCCTTCATGGAGTGGATGGAAAGGCAGTACCTACTAGACCCTGGTTTAAGATAAGTAGGCTTAAGTTACTCGCCTTAGTAGAAAATTTGAGGTCAACAGTTAAACGACTAGACTGGAAACCTCTCTATGGTTGGAAGGATTATGAGAGGGAGTGTAACTATAGTCATAGAGCTACTAGTAGTAAAGCCTATCTAGTAGAAGAGTTTCTTAGGAAGACTAACTCTAAAGTAGTAGCTGACTTAGGAGCTAATGTAGGACTTTATTCTCAGGTAGCTACTGACTTAGGTATGCAGGTGATAGCTATTGACTCTGACCCAGCCTGTGTTGAGTTGTGTTACCAAAGTAACAATGGTGATGATTGCTTACCTTTAGTTATTGACTTAGCTAACCCTAGTCCTGCTATTGGATGGGAGAACTCAGAGAGGAGTTCCTTTACCGGTAGGTTAAAGGTTGATACGATATTAGCTCTGGCTCTTGTACATCATCTGGCAATTGGAAATAACTTGCCTCTTGAGAGGGTTGCTGGTTGGTTAATTAACTCTTGCTGTCACTTGATAATTGAGTTTGTACCTAAGGAGGATGAACAAGTACAGAGGTTACTTAGACATAGGGAAGATATATTTCCTAACTACACTCAGAAAGGCTTTGAGGAAGCTTTTAGTCAGTACTTTAGGCTAATTGACTGCAAGAAGATTGAAGAAAGTAAGAGAACTCTTTACTTAATGGAAGCAAGATGAAGAAGTTTTTTCCTATATATCCAATACTACTTGGTGTTATTTGGGTGCTTATAACCTACTCGAGTAATAGAGAACTACTACCTTCTATTGGGGTTGTAGTTGTACCTATGCTAGTAGTGACTGGTATACTTACTGTTATTTGGGGTATTACTCAGCTTATAGTAAGAGACTGGCGTAAGTCAGCTCTGGCAGTTGCAGTGGTATTTCTCTTATCTATCTCCCATGGTTACGTTAGAGACTACACGAACGTTGCCGGTGGGATGATGTCACTCATCTGGTTAGCTCTTGTTATAGATGGTGTATTTATGACTATTAAGTATACTAGGCCGAAAGGTAGATTACACTTAACAGTTATTTCTAATGTAGTCTGTTTAGCTATGCTGTTTGTCTGCTCCTTGGGAGTAGTAGCAGGAGGAACTACGACTAGTAGACCAGAGATAGGTTACGACCCAGTACTTATTAAGAAGATAGGTAATCCTACCCCAGATATATACTATTTAATACCTGATACCTACACTAGCAAGTACGTGCTGGAAACGTACTTAGACTACGATAATGAAACTTTCTATAACTTCTTGCAGGAAAGAGACTTCTATACTTACCCACATTCTAAAGCTAACTACCACCATTCTATCTTGTCTATATCTTCTGTACTAAATATGAGGTACTGGACAGATGAAGAGCTAGGAGATTCGTTGTCTCAGGTACTAGGTAAACATCTGCTTCAAAACCCAGTTGGAGACACAGTAAAGGAGGCTGGTTACACTTACGTACATATTGGCTCGTGGTGGGGGTTTACCTCCCAGAATATCCAGGCAGACATTATTCCTCAGTATAGTATCTTAAAGGAGTTACCGTTTACTTTGTACAAGACTGTACTTTGGTACGACTTAGCTAGTCTTCTGTTTGATAAGGGAGGTGATTCTATCCTTAGGGAGGCACATCTAGGGCAGTTTGAGAACCTAGTAGAGGTATCAAAGATGGAAGAATCGACCTTTACCTTTTGCCACTTTATCCTTCCACACCCACCTTTCCTGTTTGAGGCTGATGGTAGCCATACTTCAGGATGGGCATTACTGCCTGCAGAAGACTGGCAAAGGAAGTATTTAGCTCAACTTGAGTTCACAACGTTAAAGCTAATGGAAACTATTGATGAGATACTCTTGAATAGTGAAGTGACACCAATTATTATTATCTCCGCAGATGAAGGTTATGGAGGTCCAGATTGGCAAGAATATTGGGAAGAGAACGAAGGGTTAGTTACTCTTATGGAGGACAGACCAGACTTAGCTGCCAAGAGACACGGTAACTTATATGCTATACTTAATCCTTACGGGGATGGCTTACCAGTACCTACTTCTCCTGTTAATACTTTTAGGTACGTCTTTAATAGCTTATTTGACTCTCAGTTAGAGTACTTACCAGACAAGTACTACTTAAGAAGTGTAGAAAGGTATGAGAATGAGTTTGTCGACGTGACGGAAAGGTTTAGAGATTATGAAGCAGATTAAACTAGTACTTCCTAAGGACGGTACAATAGAACTTCCTGAGTTAGAGAACTTAAGACTAAATCTTAACGGTAGAACGTCTAAAGTTAAGTCTAATGGTAAGAGGAGTATTAACCTCTACAAACGCCAACTTAACCAGATTAGGAGGTCACTACGGTGAGGCTTTATCCTGAAGGTTTTACTACCGGGTTAAGGAAGGTTGCTAGTAAGTTTGCTATTGGTGTCTGGGAAGGTATGGGTCCTAAACTTCAGAAGAAAGTCCCTAGAAGAGTAAGTAAGAGGAGGAAGAGAAGTTGA